GGTCTGGTCATTTCTTGTATAGCACCAGATCCGTCCTTCCCTTTCCTCAAAATTACAGAATTTCCGGAAGCATAAATCAAAGGAAAGTCTTCAAAATCAGTCTCAACATATTCTAGAATCTGGTTTTCTATAAGCCTATATCTGCAAATAGTTTCAACCATAGTAGTTCTTTCACTTACTACAGCTGGCGGCTGTTCAATGATATTAGAATCATTCCACTCACTTATTAACTTCTCATATTTCTTCTTTTCTAATACCTCACCATTCACTAGCTTTACTATCTTTTTTCTTTTCTTCTTCTTCTCGTAATAATCGCAAACTAGAAGTATGTCATCCTTGATTGTTTCATAAGACCAATTGAATCCTTCAATTTCCCTTATAAACTTAATATTCTCTATATTTATATCCGGATACTCTTCTTCAAACTCTTCCTTTGTCTTAGGAAATAACTCAAAACAAAACCTACCATCTCCTTTATGTGGCAATCTAGCTATTGGATCAAATCCAACCAATGTTGGGTCATATACCTTTTTAACGTAAATATCTTGATCAAATGAAAGTGGAGAAACATAATCTGTAATAACTTTCCACGCACTAAAACCTCCTGAAAGTAAGTCCTTATATATGTCATAAGAAACTGAATCTTTGTCAGATTCGCACATCTTATTCCTAATATAACCCTCTACCATATCCAACATTTCTGGATCTATAGAATTATGATCTACGGCAGAAACAGATATAGATGGCTCTTGCTTGCTAAACTCTCCAGTCAATCTTGATACTTTAGATTCAAGTATGTTGAATTCAATCTGAGGCTTTAAAAGAGCCTTCAATACAGCAACTTCATTGTTATCTATAGTTGAGTCAAATAGAAAATTTCTGAAATAGTTGTACCTGTCGTAATTTGGACGGAAATACTCATAAGCAACTTCAACATCTTTCTTTATTCGAGATAGTTGTGATGATTTCTTGTGCGTTTTATAAGCATCTGAATTGCTAGTGTATCCTTCCATATGCCTTGTTTCTCAGATTATTTAGTTTGTTAAAACTGCTATAAATTTCCTTTGTTATTTTGTCACTGTTATCTACTTTCTTTCCAACATTCTGTGAGTAATGCATTGCTATATATTCTAATGCTTCACATATATGAGAATGCATGTTCTTCAATGGCTTTTCATGATACCGCGTATCCAAACCACCAGCCTGTATCTTACCATATTGATAATGGCCCATTAGACCTTCCCTAATCTGTGGACACAAACTACTCAACATAAATCCAGGTTCGCCAGATGTTAATCTAGTCAAATGATATTTCAATCCTGATCTCCTAGCTGTCGGAGAGTTATTTGTTCCAGCAGGAAGAGATTGTATTCCAATATTCATAAGAATATCTTGGCATGTCTTCTCGTCAGTATCTTTTCCATATTGACCAGATGGATCATGAAAACTTACGTAATTCTTTTTCCAACCACTGTAATTTCTGTCCAAGAACGGCATAACTACATCTTCCGCAAACTGATGCAATCCCATTCTTTCACTATATAGTTCTGCTAGCACTACGAACTGACCCAAAGCAGTGAATTGTACAATTGCTACAGCTGGAGTTAATCCAAAGTCCCATCCTAATCCTAATTCTAAAAATGGGTTGTAGTTCAATAATCTGTTTGAATAGTGAAGCTTATCTATGTACTCAGGATGTACTGGCCTTCCATCTATTAATATCCCGTACTCACCGCAAGCATATACTTTTATTCGCTCATCAGATGATGCTGGAATCTGGTCTAGATAATACCTAGGATTGGACAGATTCTTTATATAGTCGGCATCTTTGTTGTTTATGTATCGAGTCTTATCTCTAGATACTGCACTTCCTTCCTCGGTAAAATTATCGTCAGTGCACTTAATAACTGCAGGATCAAACTTATACAGGCTAAAGTTAGAAGGCTTGTCAACCTCAAACAATCTGTATATCCAATGTCTAGTTGATGGCGGATTGGTGTCTGCTATCACACCAGCCCATGTGATATTTACCCCATCTTTGAGTGATGGAAATCTATTTACACGACCAAGACACTCTATGAATATCTTTTCATGTATGTACTGCAACTCATTTATATAGATCCCGGTAAACTCAAAAGACATGAGCTTCTGAACATCTTTCTCGCTGTCAAGAGCAAGAAAAACTATCTCTAAGTCTATTCCATCAAGGAATATGCGGTGGGTTATTGGTGAATCTTTCTTCAATGTACCAAACTGGTCTTCTGGGAACCAATCTAACCATGTCTTTATAGTAGTAGATTTCAGCTCAGGATATGTATTCCTTACAATTGCCCACCTAGACTTTCTTATTCCGTTCTTATCGGGCTCTTGCTCGCAAGCCCTTCTGAATACTTCAGCACAGTTTGCAACCGTCTTTCCACACCCGACAGGCCCCATCAACAATCTTACAAAGTTATTATCATGATGGAACTGTGATGACGTCCTCGTCGACTTGTACGCTACTGTACTCATAGTTTTTATCTTTGCTTCCCATATCAAAATGAATCATGAGAGGCCTGGCAGCTTCACCAGTAACCTCCACTGATTTCAATTTTGGAGCTATATAGCTTGCTAACTCACTCGCTGCTTCGCATTGAACCTTCTCTGATCTAGACGTAGCAGCAAGAATGGCGAGCTTAGTAAACGGGTCAAATCCACGAGTTACAGTACCATCTCTGTGCGTTATAAGAATGTTTTTTAGAATACTCCTGACATCCAATTTTTCTTTTTTAGGCCTTCCTAATGGATTGCCGCTCACTCCTTTCTTAAAACCGACCCTTTTTAAATGTTCTGGATTTGAATATGCCATCTGTATACTGTGCAATTATTGAACAATTTCTGTTTTTTCAGCAAAATGTAACTCTGGTAATTGTATGTACGGAAGCATCATCATTGCATAGCCAGGATTTCTATTTACCCATTCTACAATTAGTCTCTATTTATTGGAGGCCTTCCTCTCTTCTTTTTTACCTCCACTTCATCAATCTCTTTTTCTATATCATCCAATCCTTCTTTCGTCTTATCTTTATTTTCAACTATCTGCTGCATATCAGGTTCATTTTCTGCAATTTTTTCGCATTTAGGAATTATTTCACGCAATTCATCACTAGAAAGATGAATTTGAGACACGCCTGCTGTTAATACAGCCGCACTCCCTTCTCCATCACATGCATGGCATTTAATACGCATCATCCCCATATTCATAATAGTTTTTGTTCCCCTGCAGATGGAACATCTAGATTTTTCTGTCATTTTTAGTCATCCATTAAATAGATTAGTCATTAATAGAGTAATTACCACACAAATAATAAAAAATCAACAATTTAAGGGTTTCACCCTTCATGAATATTGGGTGTCACCCAATAAAAAATATTTCACACAAAGTGTTGACATGTTCAAATGTGAGTTATATAATTAACTCACCATAAACAAACAGGAGAAATAAAATGACAATAACTGTGGATCAATTAAAAGAAGATTTAAAAACTATAAAAATTAGAATAGATGAAATAGAAGATAAAAAAGACTTACTTAAAAAAAATATAGATAGAGAGCATTGTATTTTTGATGTCTTAGAAACATACAGATATCTTTTAGAGCTGATAGAAAGATTTGATAGGAACGAAGCCAGAAATTTCAGCAGAGAGGAGTTATTTTTAGAATCTTTAGGTATAGATATAGATAAGGAGATCTAAAATGAAATTAAGAATACTTGAAAAATTAGAATCAAAATTCACACGAAAACTTATGTGTGATAATGGATATCAAATTCTTAACATTCAAAAAACTGATAAAATTACAAATAATATTTTAGATTCTTTTTATGATGAGCATATATTACATTTAAACATTGGATGTTTTTATAAAATACCTAAAAATAGTGAGGAGTTACATTTAAAAAATTATAGACAAAATGCAGAGAGGATGTTAGTCAATGAAATTTATGGGGATATATTTCTTCATATGAATGAAATAAGAATGGCTATATTAAATGGTCATAAAAATTATGCATTAGAAAAATTAGATGAACTATTTGAATCTATTTACCATTAAAATGGAGAACTAAAATGTCAAAATACTTATTTATAGACGAAGATGGCGTAGCTTTTTTTTCAGACAAATTCGAAAAAATAGATGTCTGTTGTGTATATAGCGGTCAACTTCAGATAATAGATGTAAATACAGAAAAATATATGGAAGTAATAGACCCTGATTATGATAACAATATGGAAAATCAGAAAGTTAAATGGGGTGAGGCTTATAAAGGATGTACAAAAGTAGATAGCGAAGGAAATGGATACACAACATATATAGAGGGCTAATGGAAAATAAAGATACATGTTTATGGACATACCACAGATCATGTTATGAACAAATTGACCCATCATATTATACAACATCTTGTTCAAAAGAAATAATTACTCGAAAGATAAAATATTGTCCTAATTGTGGAAAGGAAATAGAGGTGAAGAATGAATAGATCAAAAAACAAATGCAAGTGGGTATTTTCACCTGGTGGAATAGAATCATTTGATGATGACCATTACAATACGTCCTGTGGTAGGCGTTACGAATACAAGATGTGTTGGGATTACTTTATAGAAGTTATTATACAGGAATTAGATGACATATCTTTTTTAAGATTCTGTCCTGGATGCGGTAAAAAAATACAAGAGGTTTAATATGCTTATACAAATAGATAAAGAATATTACAATAGAATAATAAAATTATTGTCTAGTGAATTTACAAAAGAGTCTAAATATTTTGGATGTTATTTTTATATAGGTGATTTTCTTATTGCTCATAAAAAAAAAGAGTTTTGTTCTGATGACACATATTATGAAATATTTTACACCACACCATGTTTATTAAATAAACATACAAAAGAATCTTTAACGAAAGCGATACATCTATTCATAGATAAAAATATAATAGAAGTATCAAATGATCATGAAGAACAAAAGTGCACATGGAGTCAAGATGTTAAATGTACAACCTGTGGTCAATTAGTAAGAGATTAAAAATAGAGATTAAAAATGAAAAAACTTAAAATAACAAGAAAAACAATTTCAGAAATATATTCATATATTTTTGTTTTATTAATAGCGTCACTTTTTTTGTATACTATTTATATATTTTTCTAAAAAGGATAAAACAGGAGAAAATCATGCAAACATTCTACGATGTAGCAAAGATGTTCGAAGTTAAAGATAAAAGAATAAAAAACATCCATCAATTCATACAAAAATATTTGAAACCAGAATATATAAGCACGCAAGAAGACTTACATTTGCAAGTTACATTCATTAATAGAGGATTTTGTTTCCTTCATAGTAGTTTTAGCAAAAATGGAAAATGTTTATCTTTTTACAAAGAGGGAAGTTTAAATGGAGTACATGCCAAAGTTGTCAAAAAAACTTAGAATATTAGAAAGATTTTGTAAGTTTTTTAAATTAGCAAATATAAGCTTTGAAGATGTTTGTTCGTTTATAAAATTTTATGACAAATCTATAGTTTCAGAAAGAAATAAGAGAAATAGGAAATCAAAAAATAATGAAAAAAATAAATAAATGTAAAATACATGGTTCACTAGAGGAGTCTGAAACAACTCATATATACACTAATTGTAACGGACATATGCACTATAGATGCACTGTATGTTATAAAAAATCTAAATTTGATAGCAATAAAAAAAGAATAGAAAAAGAAAAAGAAATGCGGACAATTTACAAATCAGAAAACAACAAAGAAATGTTTGATGTTTTTATGTCAGTAAGCAACAAAATATTGAATTTTAATCAGGATATAAAAATATGACATGCGAGTGGACAAAAACAGAAAGAAAAATTTCATGTCATAATGGTGAAACCTGTTGTAATTTTTACTATTATAAAACATCTTGTTCAAAAGAAAGGATTCTACAATACGAAACACAAAAATATTGTGATGGTTGTTCGGAAGAGTTTTTAGGAAACAATGATTCCGATTTAAAAAAAATTATTTATAAATAAAATCAGGAGAATCTTAATGAAAAAATTATTACCTTTAATATTTTTGCTATCAGGTGGATGTGCCTCTATTGTATCTGGGTCACAACAAAGCGTATCTGTAGATACGATTCCTTTTAATGGATCTACTTGCAAGTTAAGTAATGATAAAGGAAGTTGGTTTATTTCTACAACTCCTGGAAGCGTTACGGTAAACAGGTCATACAGTGATATGCAAATTGTATGCAATAAAGGAAAATTAAGTGGGGTATCATCTGTCAAGTCTAGAACAAAAGCAATGGCGTTTGGCAATATAATTGCTGGTGGGATTATAGGAAGCGCTGTTGATATAGGAACAGGAGCAGCATATGACTACCCATCATTGACAAAAGTAGAAATGAAATAAATTGTTACCAACATTTTGTCTGTGCTTCTATATTTTCAATACTAAAAATAGTTCTTTACATGGATTTTGGGCATAAAAAAGCCTGGGGGTTGCTACCCTCAGGCTTTCGTATATCCATACTAGCCTTCCGTAAAAACACTTGCAGCAAGGGCGGCAAGATGTTTTATTGACAGCGTCAGTACGAATGAGCACATAGAACATGTTCATTCTAACTGAAAAATTGATCTACTTGCAAGTTAAGTTGTGTAGCTGTCATATTTGTTTCCTATTTTTTATTTATAAAATGAAACTGATTTTCCTGTTTTGCTGAACGCACCACTAATTATTGAGAAACCTTGATTTTCTAATTGTTTTTCATAAGTTTCTATAGGAAACCCAAAATAATGGTTTTTAGAGTTATAATACTCTGCATTTACTATCAAATATTTATCCAAGAATTCTTCTAAAGTATTTACATCTTTAACCATAATAGATTGGTAGTTTTGATAAATTTCCGAAAGACGTGATTTTTTATTCATTATTTTCCATTACAATAATCCTCAACTGCTTTTATAGCTTGTTCAGCTCCATATGCCACAAAAGTGGCATATCCATGTCTTTCACATCTTGCGAGCCATTCAGCCTGTTCTAATGTAATCCTAGAAACGCTTTTACATACCCTTTTAAGCTCTATCCATAGACCAGACTTACCATTTGATGGGTATGCAAGAAAATAGTCGCTAACACCCTTTTTTTTACCCATATCCTTTAAGTGCTTACCGTTCTGGTAAGAAGTCTTGCATTCATTTGCAATATGAATGAGTTGATGCTTTGCAATAGGGTGATAATCTGCCCATGACTTAAATGTTTTAGCTTCCTGAGATTCTAATGGGATTATTCTTTTCATATTTTTTTTATAAATGATAGTTCTAGATTACCTTTTTTCATTGCTTTTTCAACCATACTATTAACTCTTAGAACATGGTTTCTTTGCGTTTCTGTTAATTTGTTCAATATTTGAACATTTCCTGATTCATACTCACATCTCATCAACTCTGCTTTCGTCCAACTTATATCTCCATCTATATCTCCCAGCCAACTTAGCCTTGATGTTTTTAATCCGCACATTTCTCTTGTAAGCACATAATGATACTCACAAAGAGTATATCCATTAAGAGTTTTCCCCCTGAAATCATTTGAACAACACAGTTCATTTTCGTATTTAGACCCTATATATGAATAAATTGAATTTTGTGGTTTTGGCATGTTTTTGAACATACAATGTTCAATATTCGAAAAATTACTGTTTGTAACTGTATTTTTTATTACTTCATTACATTTATCTCTTAGATCTATGGGAGATGGCATCTTTTTTTGACCACTATTTTCCCATTCTCCACAAGCTTTTTTAAATACATCTGCAGTGAATTTATGCATCAATTGGAAGCATGCGTTGACTTTTTCCTCTATTTCTTCAGGTTTGGGTATATAGGTTGATGAATACATATGCAATAACCTGGTGTAACACTTTGTAATCACTTCTTTTGATAAAAACATAATATTCTCCTGTTTTGCTGTTCAATATTTGAACAGTTATTTAAAATAGTTTTAAGGCATCTTTTTGAAGCTTTTATGTTTACCCATCGAATCATATTGCCTAATGCTAAAGCATGCCCTAATCATAAAGAAATGCGCCTAATTTTTGATATCTACCATAAAATGTCATCAACTTTACCAGATTCTTCACTTTTTTTGATTTCATCCATCACTTTTTCAGAAAGTAATCTCTTTTTTGCCAATTCTTCGGGGTTTGATATCTCGCAAAGATAGTTTGTGAAGTTTGTTTCGCAGAAAAGGGTCTTTGGACGCATGTACTGCCACATGCTGGTTCCTTTCCAGTCCTTCTTCTTCCAGTCAATAACTGCCTTTAGTTCATCCAATGTAGCTCCTTCGCCAATTCTTCCATGCAAAAAACGAATGTTTGATGCGCTAGTTGTCACGATGCGCTTCCCCGTTACCAAATTAAAATATTCCATCGCAGCTAATGCGTCTGGGTGAATACCATTACCTTCACCGCATTTTTTGCAAGTCACCCAGTTTTTGAAAGAAAAGTGGCCTGTTTCGGGTTTATTTTTTTTATCTGCCGGAGTATTTTTATATTCATGTTTTTTATGAATATAAAAATACGAACATGCCTTTGACTTTATCTTGTCATTCAAACATGTGAAAACAGGTATATTATTAATTATATTTAAAAACTCATAAGCAGGCGCACGCGCGATACTATAATGCGGAAAATAATTTTCGAAATTTGATGGATTTTTGACCTGTTTTTGGTTAGTAAGATTTTTTTCTACGATTTTTTCATCATTTTGTGGTGTCATGGTGACACTACCTGGTGTCATGGTGACACTAGTAGTGGTGTCATGGTGACACCACTCTTTGTCCGTTTCCCCGCCACCACTCTGTACATCAAAATCTATATTTACTTTTCCACTATTTCCAGTATTATCTTCTTTTGGTAGTGTCATGGTGACACTACCAAATTTGTATAAATTATTAAGGATCCTATCTCCAGAACTTCTTTTGGAAATGATCAAAATGTTTCCATTTCTTAACAATTCCAAAGAACGAATGACAGTGCTTTTGGATAGAGAGGTATGTTTTGATATGTCATACAATGATGGGCTACATTCGCCTTTGTTGTTAGATAATACCGCCAAATACATTAAAACTGACTTTGTAGAGGGAGAAACATTGGTTAAGTTTAAAACCTTTTTGACTATGTTTTGGTACATTTTTTCATCCATTTCTTAAATCAAGGTGGTAGATTTTATTTTACCTTCAGTAATTATTTCTATCTGATATGCCCTTATCTTTGGTATTTTTTTCCATTGATAAATGGCACAAGTTGAAATTCCAAGATGTTTCGAAAGATTATAAATAGATCCAAAATAGTCCAATATCTTATTTATATTTTTTAATCCTTCAACACCACTATTGTTTTTTTTACGCATATGATTAAGTCCTTTTTTAAAAATCCTTATTTACAGTATTTTAGTAAAACGAAAAAGTCAATTGATTAAAAAAAACTACAACAGGAGAAAACAATGAGTTTTTCAAAAAGACTACTTCATGCAAGAAAAAGAATTAACCTCACACAAGATGAGTTATGTAAGAAAGTAGGTGTAACTAGATCTGCCGTAAATACATGGGAGAATGCATCAAAAGACAATCTGTTTCCAACACCAAAAAATTTAGATAAGCTTGCGCTCGTATTAAATGTTTCTCCAATATGGCTTAGATTTGGAGATAAACAGCCAAAAGATGACATTTTATCTATTGAACAATCAGAAAAAATGTATATGCTTTGTGACGCGCCTATCTTGAACTTAAGTGAGATAAGCGGATGGATCTCACGATCCAAAGAAAAAACAAAAATAGGAGTTGACATGAACGAAATGGAAAATTGTGTTTTTAGATTCAAAATAGAAGGAGATTCTATGATTAATCCAAACAACCTCATAGAAAGCCTGATACCAGGAGAAATAGCTGTGGTTGATACATCTAAAAACAAAGATTTGTCTTCAGGTGATTATGTGCTAGCCCAATACGGAATAAACGATAACTATAAGGCAAGAATGTTTTACAAAGATGGAACGGATAGCTACCTATCTCCTTTAAACCCACAATTCAACCGAGTTCCATTGGATGACAATGTCAGGATAATAGGGAAAATAGTAAAAACGGAAAGAGTTAAATAGTAAATATACTCCTATATTTCCCCAGGTTTTAAAAACACTTGGGGATTTTTTTATAAAAAATTGACTAATTTTGATTATTTTAAAAAATAAGTATTGACTTATTAGGTAAGCTAGCTTACTATGGATTTATCAATCAACAACACAGGGAGAATTGAGATGAACTACGAAATATGGAATAACGATATTTGCAGTTACATGGAAGATTTAATTTCAAACAAATTGTTATCTAACATAGATGATTTTGACTTTGAAGAAAAAATAAAAGTATTGAAAATGTTGGAAGAGGGTATGACTGATGAAGAAATAAAATACCATGCTGATTTTGAAGCAATAGACAAAGAATTTGTATCAACAGTTATGTATGCTCAGAAACATGAAAAACTTAAAAAAGTAACGATTGAATTTTTATGGAATGTATACAAATATCCATTAACATCTATGTTAGAAAATGCAAAATTAAATGTATCTCTATACAAAGACGAAGATTCTGAATCAGGGTCAGAATTCAAGGAAGAGAAGTTCATTGATGATATAAACAGAAATAGAGAACTACATGGACTTCTAACTGTTTCTCTAGATAATGTATGGGGGTATTAATATGGAAATTTTTATTTATTTCATGCAGGTATGTGTTGTGTTTGGATTATGTGGATCGTGTTTTTTTGCAGGAACATTGTTTGATAAGTTTAAAAAGGAGTATTTAAATGACAGATTTTTTTGAAAGTCTTCTTGGAATTGGTACATATCATCCAGAAAGAAGAATTTCTTATCAAGAAGCGTCAGAACAGCTATATAAAAAATGTAAATCTGTTCAATATTTGAACAGTAATGTTATTCATCCTGAAATAACAAGATATAACGATATTCTAAAAAAATACAAAAAACAAGAGGAAGATAAAATGAAAGAAGATTTAATTATTAAAGAATCGTGTTCAATAAAAACTGTTGTAGAATTACAAAAAAAAATGTATTTAGTAAAAGAAGAGCTAAATAATCTAATAGTTAAAATTTTATCAATTCAGAATCAACTAGATAAAAGTATATTAGTTAATTGGTCTGATAATAATTAGGTCACAGGTTCGAGTTCTGTTCAGCGAACAAAATATAATTTTAAAATAAACAGGAGAATTAAAATGGATATAGACTACCCATGCCCAGAAGATCATTGCTACTATTGTGGTGAGGATTTTGAACCAACATATAATCACAAGTGCACATTAATTGATCAGGATAAAAAGTATGAACAAGGATAACGGTGATTTTTGTATATGGCAAGGTATCTATCATGAACAGAATTCTCCATTTACTCCAATAATAAGTTTTTGTTATAAACAATGTTCAAAAGAAAAAATAGAAGTTGATTCTGATTTTGGCAGTGATCATATTAAAATTCCAAAATTTTGTGAGTCATGCGGTAAAAATACAATTTTAGACACTGAAATAGATTTTATGGGAGTAGATAAAAAAAATATTCAAGAGGATAAAAAAATGGAAGTTAAAAGTAAACTGCGTGGTAAAAAACCTTCTGATGCAGAGAAGAACAAGAGATTTAAAGCATTTTTCTATGGGCCTGCTGGGGTTGGAAAAACAATGACATCTATTGGGTTCCCTAAGCCATATTTAATAGACACGGAGAAAGGTGCAGAAAACTCTCAATATTGCAAAATTTTGAATGATAACGGAGGAAGTATATTCCAAACTTCTGAATTTGATGAGCTAATAAAAGAAGTTAAAATCCTTTTATCTGAAAAACATGATTACAAAACTTTAATTATTGACCCGTTAACAACAATATATAACGATCTATTAGACAAATCTGCAAATTCTGTAGGTGTAGAGTTTGGAAGACACTATGAAGAAGCAAATAAACACATGAAGAAGCTCATAGCTATTCTTCTTAAGCTAGATATGAACGTTATTATAACCAGTCATGCAAAGAACGAATATGGAGATGGAATGAAGGTAATAGGTTCTACTTTTGATTGTTACAAGAAGCTCGACTATCTATTTGACCTTGTTCTTGATATACAAAAGCATGGAGAGAAAAGGATAGGAATGGTTAAAAAATCAAGAATAGAATCATTTAAAGAAAATGAACATTTTAATTTTTCGTATGAATCAATCTCTGAAAAATACAATAAAGATATTATGGAGAGAGATTCGGTTCCTTTGGTTTTGGCAACGGAAGAACAAATTTCAAATATTAAGCATTTAATAGAAGCTATGAATATATCTTCATTGGTATATTCTCAATGGCTATCTAAAGAAAAGTGCGAATCATTTGAAGAAATGAGAAGTGAGTCAATACAAAAATGTATTGACCATTTAAATAAAAAAGTTAATAACACGACAAAGGATAAATAAAGAAAAAACATATGAAAAGTTCATTGAAGACAAATAGTAATAAAAAACAACATCATGGGGATGAGTCTGGGTTTGGGTTTGGGTCTGGGTCAGGGTTAGGGTTAGGGTTTGGGTTTGGGGATGGATCTGGATATGGGTCAGGATCAGGGTCAGGATATGGATCAGGGTGTGGGGATGGGTATGGGTAT